ATATTGAAGAAATTGTGTTGATTGCTCTAACTGCCGCCGCTACCTTTAGCATTCTTGACACTTATGTGCCATCTATGGGCGCTACTGCCCGCTCTGGTGCTGGCTTTGGTATTGGTGCGAATCTCGTAAAATTTCCTGGGGGATTTTAATAAAATAGTGTAAATAAAAAAATAAGTATTCATATTATTAAATAGTTTATATATTACATTAAAATTAATATAAAATGAAATAAAATTACATCATATAAATTAAAATTGAATACACTTTTATATAATTATATTATTATATACTTTAAATGTTATATAATAATGAGACATTTACAAAATATTGTATAGATAATATGGTTAATTTGCTTGATAATTATGAAAATATCAAGATAAATAGAGACCATAAAATAAAAGGGATGTGTATTACAAAAGATTGTATTAATAAATTTGATAAATCATTTAGACAGTTGATAAAAGTAGGAGCATATTGTTATGATTGTTCTGTAAATAATGGAAAACAAAAAGTAGCTTTAAAATATAAATATAATGTAGAATATTTACTAACATTTTGTAAAGAAAATAATATTACATTGAATATAAATTATACAAATGAAGTTATTAATAGAGACACTAATATTAATGGAAAATGTATAAATAAAGAATGTAAAAATATGTTTAATAGATCATTTAGAGAGCTTATTAAATTAAATGGATATTGCGCAAATTGTTGTAAAGAAATGGGAAAAATAAAAATAATAGAAACAAATTTTAAAAAATTTGGATATGATAATGCCATGAAAAATGAAACAATAAAAGAAAAACAAAAAAATGTAATTTTAGAAAAATATGGAGTTGAACATATTTCACAATTAGATAAAATTAAAGAGAGAAAAAAAGAAAAAAGTTTAAAAAAATATGGAACTGAATTTTCTTTACAATCAGAAGAAGTTAAGAAAAAATATAGGGATACAAATATAATTAAATATGGTTTTTCAAATCCAACACAAAATGTATGTGTACAACAAAAAATTGAAAATACAAATCTAGCTAAATATGGTGTAAAATGCTATTTTATTAGTGAACAATTTAAAGAAGATACAATTAAAACAAATATAAAAAAATATGGAGTTCCACATCATTCTCAAAATAGTACCATTGCTAATAAGATATTGAATAATTCATATACTACAAAAAAATATAAAATGCCATCTGGTAAAATAATAGATTATCAAGGTTATGAAAATTTTGCGTTAGATGAATTACTAAATATAGAACATATTTTAGAAGAAGATATTATTACAAATAGAAAAGATGTTCCTGAAATATGGTATGATGATAAAAAAAATAAAAAAAGAAGACATTTTGTTGATTTATTTATTAAGTCACAAAACCGTTGTATTGAAGTTAAATCAACATGGACAAATCAAGATAAAAATAATGTTTTAGAAAAACAACAAGCCGCAATAAATTTAGGATATAAGTATGAAATATGGGTTTTTGATAAAAATGGAAACAAATTGGAAGTATTATAAAATAACTACAACATAATATATTTAATCTAACTGTAATATATTATGTCAACTAGTGAACAAACGACAACATTAAATAATTTTAATAATGAAGAACGTTCATTAAATGTATCTCCAATTGATTTTGATGATGATGATACATTGGTTGATTCTAGCCGTTTTTCAAATGCTTCTGATATGTCTAATATTTCTAATATTTCTAATATTTCTAATGCTTCTGAGATGTCTACTATAAGTTATCCAGATATGGAAAATTATACATTTGATGGAGAAGGTCAACATGCAGGTAAGAAACAAAGAAAAACAAGAAAAACAAGAAAATATAAATTAAATAAGAGAATCACTCTCAAACATAGAGGCAAGAAACATAGAACTACTAAAAGACGCCGTAATGCCCGTATTAAAACTAAGAAACAAAAAGGTGGCACGTGTTATGGAAATGGTATAGGAGCAAATTCTTATGATCCGAATTTGTCTATATACAATACACGTGAATTAAACTTATTTCCTTATAAACCAACATAATCCGTTTGCTTATATAGTAGGTATAAATTCCCAATCTAATTCTTGACAAATCTTTTTCCAAATGCTATCTTGTTCAATTCTTTTTTCTTTGTCTTTCAACATAGGAAAATGTTCTAAATATTGGTCTTCACCTAGGAGCTCACATAATTTAAATGCTGTATAATAGTAATTTAAAAAATTAACACGGTCTTCTGGACAATGTTTGGAATAATAAGATTGTATTTCAACAAATAAATTACAGAGTGTCTCCTCTAATTCTTGACTCATAATAGGTGGTTTAATACCAAGCTTATCTTTTATAAATGGTATATGCTCATAATATTTATTATATCCTAATTTTTTAAGAATTTCTTTAGTTTTAATATTTGTTATTTCACTCATGTCAATTCTCTCTTTTTTGATTTGAAGTTTAATATTTTCAATTACATCATATGGAATTTGTGTGGTCTCTTTTCCTTGGAATTGCGCTAATATTTCTTTAAAATGATTAATTCTTTTATATGCGTAAAAGCACACTTCTTTTGGCGGTTCTTTATAGGATGGTTTTTCATTTTCAATTAAATAAGGTATAGTTATAGAACAACTATTACACACAAGTACGCCATCTTCTTCAATAGGTATGAGCTCCCCTTTATGACAATTTTGACAAATATCAGATTGGCAAATAAAAGTATTTACATCAAGAAAAGTATCATCAATATTACTTAAATATTTTTTGACTATATTATTATTTTCTATGAGCTCTAAATCATTTATATTATCTTCATTTTTAATTTTAAAAAAAGAATTAACTAAATTGGTTTTATTTGTATTAATTTGGGCTGTAGTTCCAGTAGAAATGTTTTTTTTATTTTCAAAGTATTCAAAAATATATTTTGAATTATCTAAAAAATAATTTTTTTTCCTGTTTTTGATTTCTTTTATTTTTTCTGTTATTTCATTTATTTTATCTTCCAAATTTAACCTTTGCTCTAATGAAATGGTATCAATTTCATTTATTATTTTTTCTTTAATTTCTTGTCTCTCTAATTTTAATTCAGGTATAACATCTACATCATATTTAACAAACTCATTTAAGAATTCTTTGTGCTTTGTATCAAGTGTAACTGAAGCTTTTTTATTGTATTTTATTTTTTTATTGGATTTTGGTTTAAATGTTGGCATATATTCTTTTATATTATAATTAAAAGTTATTTAATTAAAAATAAAACCAAATAATATTTCAATAAAAATATAATAGTTTAAATTTAATTAAAACTTTTCTAGAAACTATTTAATGGATATCAATATAAATGTTGATTCTTTAAAAGATTTAGAAAACGATAAAATTACGTTGGACTTTATTAAATACAAAAAAATGCTTTTACTTTTTAATTCTATAGAGCAAGGTTGGAGTGTAAAAAAACGTAATGATTCATATGTTTTCACAAAAAACCACGAGGGCAAAAAAGAAGTATTTGAAGATTCCTATTTAATAAATTTTATGAAAACCAATTTAGATATGGATAAGCTGTTTCCTTAATTTTACATTTTTATAAATTTTAAATATGTAAAATGCAGTCATATATAAAATATTAGAGAGAATATAAAATAATGAAAATACATTAATTTAAGAAATATTTTTGTATATTAAGAAATATACAAAAATATTAAAACAAAATCAACCATATGATTTCATTTAGAAAAACCCAAATTTTATGCATTTAAAAATAAATTTTAGCTGGATTTTTTTAAAAAAAAAATTTTAGCACTATTTTAGGTGTAAAATAAACAAGGTTTGAAAGTTCTATAAAATTATTTTTTTTTTGAAATTTAAAATATAATTTGAATTAATTTTAATTAAATTAAAATCCAAAAAATTTTTTTCTTCAGTGATATTATAAAATGGGAGGTGGATTAATGCAACTAGTCGCTTATGGTGCTTAACCAATATCTTGGGCATCAACAGTGAGCTGCTATTATGGGTCGCATATCGCCATAATGGGAAAACAGTGTAAATATGTGGATAAATATGAAATTTATATTTATCATATAACTCGCTAGTAGAAACATAGAATTAAAATAAATATGATACAAATTAATTATGGGTTCTGCAAGACTTCCAAATTGCGGGGACTTCCTTAGAGCTTCAATTACTTCTTATATATGATGACATATATAATACCAGCGGAGAGAGACCGTTTGGCATAGTAAAAACATTGAAGATTGGATAATCCGCAGCGAAGCTACTTATTTCGAAAACAATTTAAAGTTATTGGTTTAAATTATACTATAATTATGGAATTAGGTGATATTTATTGTTTGACTAGTCCATCTGGGAAAAAATATATCGGACAAGCTGTAAAGAAATTAAAAAATGGCAAAAAATGGGGATATATTAGTAGATGGAAAGATCATATTAGAGATTCTAAAACAAAAGACTACTGTAGACTGTTAAATAACTCTATTAGAAAATATGGTTATGAGAGTTTCAAAATAGAACTGTTAAAAGAGTGTTTAGTAGAAGAATTAAATAAATATGAAAAAGAATATATATTAGAATTAAATACACTAAGTCCTAATGGTTATAATTTAACAAATGGAGGAAATTTTTGTCAACAGACTGAAGAAACGCAAATATTAAAACGTGATAGTATGATTGGTAAAAATAAAGGAAAAATATATCCAAAACGCATCAGAAAAAGATCAGAAGATAATGAGTTACCAAAATATATAAGACATTATACTGATAATTCTGGAAAGGAAGGATATAGAATTTCAAGTCATCCAACGCTTAAATCAAAGTCTTTTTTAAGCAAATCAATAACGATGGAAGAAAAATTAAAATTAGCATTGAATTACATAAATGCTGAAAATGCAGAAATAAGTTGAACGTTCAACGAGTAGACGGTAGTCGGGACTTAATGATAGTGCTAGCAACACTTGAAAGTTCTTAAGGTGTACTCTGGCCTTATAAGAAATTATAGGGATCATCGCAAGATGTTTACCTTACAGGTAATCCTCAAATTACTTTTTGGAAAGTTACTTATCGTAGATATACTAACTTTGCTATTGAATCTATTGAACAAACTTTCAATGGACAAGCTGACTTCGGTCGCCGTGTACAATGTGTCATCTCCAGAAACGGAGATTTGGCATACCGTACTTATTTACAAGTTACTCTTCCCGAGATCAACCAACTTATGGGTCTTGGAAACTATTCTACCGGCCAAAACACCGGTGTGTATGCTCGTTGGCTAGATTTCCCCGGTGAGCAACTTATTGCCCAAGTTGAAGTTGAGATTGGTGGTCAACGTATTGATCGTCAATATGGTGACTGGATGCACATCTGGAACCAACTTACTATGACCTCTGAACAACACCGTGGTTACTTCAAGATGATTGGTAACACCACTCAACTTACCTTCATCACTGATCCTTCTTTCTCTGATGTTGAATCCCCTTGTGACTCTTTGGCTCCTCGTCAAGTTTGTGCTCCCCGTAACGCTCTTCCTGAGACCACTTTGTACGTTCCTCTTCAATTCTGGTTCTGTACCAACCCCGGTCTTGCTTTGCCTTTGATTGCCCTTCAATACCACGAAGTCAAGATCAATCTTGATATCCGCCCTATTGATGAGTGCTTGTGGGCCGTTACTACCTTGAACTGCAACACCAATCCTTATTCTGGCCGCTCTGGTCAAAATACCGTTGGTCAACCCGTTCCTGCCACTATTGCTTACAATCAATCTTTGGTTGCTGCCTCTTTGTATGTTGACTACGTCTTCTTGGACACTGATGAGCGCCGCAGAATGGCCCAAAACCCCCATGAATACTTGATTACTCAACTCCAATTCACTGGTGATGAGTCTGTTGGTTCTTCCAGCAACAAGATCAAGTTGAACTTTAACCACCCCGTTAAGGAGCTCATCTGGGTTGTTCAACCCGATCAAAACGTTGACTACTGTTCTTCTTTGACTTGTGATGCTCTCTTGTTCAAGGTTCTTGGTGCTCAACCCTTCAACTACACTGATGCCATTGATGCTCTTCCTAATGCTATCCATGCTTTTGGTGGTCCCGCATCTGTTGCTGCTGACTCTCGTGCTTTCATTGATGCCCGTGGTCTTTTCAATGATGCCGGTGCTTTGGATTACAATCCCGAGCAACTTGGTGTGTCTGGTTTCACTGGATATTGGCATGGTCCCTCTAACCCTTACAATGAGGCTAACCTTGGTGGTGAGGCTGTTCTTTTGCCCGCTGGAACCCCTAGCAATATTGTTGAGCTTCTCCAAACCACTGGCTCTCACCTTGAGAACTCTGGTGTGTCTGATGCTGGTACCTTTGTTATGTCTGAAACCTCTTTGGACATGCATTGTTGGGGCCAAAACCCTGTTGTCACCGCTAAGCTCCAACTTAACGGCCAAGATCGCTTCTCTGAGCGTGAAGGTTCTTACTTCTCTTGGGTCCAACCTTACCAAGCACACACCCGTTGCCCTGATGAAGGTATCAACGTGTACTCTTTTGCTTTGAGACCTGAAGAACACCAACCCTCAGGCACATGCAACTTCTCACGTATTGACAATGCCACACTTCAATTGGTCTTGTCTAACGCTACCGTTGAAGGCACCAAGACTGCTAAGGTCCGTGTCTATGCCACCAACTACAACGTGTTGCGTATTATGAGTGGTATGGGGGGATTAGCCTACAGTAACTAAAGAAATATATTAATTTATATATTATTCATAAAAATGATTTAAAGAGATTTCATATTATATAATTATAATATGAACCAATTAGAAGCCTGTAGTAATCTTAATCAATGTTTAAGAAATAAGCCATCATTTTGTGTTAACTGTGATTATTGCTTTCTTAGTTATGGAAAATATGAATTTATTCTTGACAGTGAAGATTATATTGAAATTAGAGATGACTTAAATAAAACATTTAAAATAGATGTTAATCATTTTTATCCATATTATAAAGAAAATAATAAGGAAATAAATATTTTAGAGCATTTGTATCATTTCAATCATATTGATAATATATATTCTTTTAAAAATAATAATAAATATGATTTACGAAGAGAAAATGTTGTGTGTTATCCAAAGATATATAATGAAATTGTAAATAAATATAATATAATTGAGTATATTCAAGGACATTATTCAACATTAGGTCAACAAGCTTATAAAATTAAAAATTGTTTGTGGAAAATTAAAGAAAATGAAAAGGAGTTTTTATTAATGTATTGTGAACAAAATACATTATGTAAATTGTGCTCTGAAAGTTATAAAAAAATAATAGATTTTGAAGTTAAAAATAATAGCAATAAAAAGATGACCTGGTATAAGACCTCAAATGGATATATTCAATCACATACTACATATGCATTGGGAGACCACAAAGTATATTATATTCATCAAGTAATAACCGGATGTTATGGTAATGGTAAAGGAACTAAAAATATTAGCGTAGACCATATAGACCAAGACCCTTTAAACAATTCATTAGAAAATTTAAGAATAGCAACAAGAGAAGAACAAGAACAAAATTCAAAAGGTATTAAAGAAGGAACAAAGAGAGAAAGAAAACATAATGCAAAAGATTTGCCTGAAGGAATTACACAAGATATGATGAAAAAGTATGTATATTATAATCGTGAATTTTATGACAAGGAAAAAACAAAGGAAAGAGAGTTTTTTCGTGTTGAACATCCAAAATTAGATAAACCATGGACTACATCAAAGTCTGAAAAAGTATCAATTCAAGAAAAATTACAGCAAGCTAATAAAGTAGTTGATGATTTGGAAAATGATATATATCCTGAAAAAAATGCACCATTACTACCAAAATATCTATCATTGATTGTAGCAAGAGATAAACCACATTTAGTATTTGAAAAAAGAATAGATGGAAAACGTCTCAACGTTAAAATGGTTTTGCCAGAAGAATATGACCTAGAAGAACAGTTAATAATTTTGAATGAAAAAATAAAAGAAAAATATGAAGGAGAAAGTATATTTGAAGAAAATAAAAAACCACTAAATAAATTTAAATATACATTATTTATAACGCTAGATAGTATCAAAAAATATGTTGATAAAATAACATTTGATATAAGCAGATATGGGAAATTTACACACTCAATTGAATTCAATGAATTGGTTACAGAAAAATTTGCCGTTGAAAAAGCAGAAGAATGGTTATCTAACAAAGTAACAATTGATTATTTTAATTCAATTAAAAGTGATTTATTTTATAAATTTGATGACGTGGATAAAGAATTGGAATATATTAAAGATAAAAATAAAGGAGATTTATTAACAGAATGTAAATATTTGGAAGAAGCAAAAATACATTCAACTCATTTTTATATAAAATGTAGTTCGTAATTGTATAAAAATGGAATAGGACAATACGACATAAATAATAATTTAATTAAAGAATTTACTTGTAAATATGAATGTATACGTGAGTTATCTATGAGTGACAAAACACTTGAAAAAGCATTAGATAAAAATATATTATATAATAAATATTATTATAAAAGCCTTGGAAGTAAATTTAGTTGTATATAAAATTAAAACATACATTTTAATTTTTTATATTAAGACTTATATATGAGTTGTTTATTTAATAGCTTGAGTTATTTTATAAATGAAAGCAGTTGTCAAATTAGGCAAACCATATGTGATTATTTGAAGGATAATAAACCTATTATTGATGGACTTGAAACCCATAATGTTCTTCAATTTGAAAGCAAAGATGCGAATACTTATATTACAAATATGAGGTCAACATCAACCTGGGGAGGAGCTATTGAAATACAGTCAGCATGTAATATTTGGAATTTGCGAATAAATGTGAAAAACTATAGAGACCAACAAAATAGAACCATAGAATTTGTTCCATTGAACCAAAATATTGAAAAAACAATTAATATATATTGGACAGGAGGCCATTATGAACCAATACACTAATTATATAAGTTTATTAGTTGTAAATATAATTAAATTGTATAATTAAATTATATTTATTTATTATAATGGCAACTGAAATACAATGGATGCAAAAAAAAGGAGACTTTTATTTATTTTCTGTTTATGATAGTTCAACTAATAAACTGTTATATTCTAAATATAATTTTAATTTTGTAAGCTATAGCAATGATAGAAATTATAATAATCTCTCTAAAAATACTATATTTTACAATTTTTTAATAGAAAATCAAACTGATTTTTGGAAACCATTTACTGTTTTAGAACAATTACAAAAATATTTTTTACCAATTACTGAAGAAATTCAAAATTATTTTGATGATTATAATTTTACTTTATATGGTGAAAATTTTAATGCCCGTACAACATATATTAAGGCATATACATTAATGAATAATGAGTTTGATTTAGTATATTATGATTTTTTTACTGAAACACCAAATTTATGTGAGTTTTTAGAAACAACCCCTGATAATAAAATAATTTCTAAATATAATTTTAATTTTGAAAAGTATTCTAGTGATTATAATGTATATGGTAGTAAATTAGGCATCTTTTATAATTTTATGATGAGAATAAAATTTTTATCTGAAAACGTTCCAGGATTTATTGGATTTTTAAATATTCCAAGTAAATTTTTTAATTATTTTTATTTAGATAATACAACACAAACAAATCTTCAAACATTTTTAGATAATTATTCTATTTTTTCTTGTTTTCCAAATGTTAAAAAATGTTTAGATAATATAAATTTAATAGCTTATAGAAGTTTAATTAATAATAAATATAATATTACCCTTACTAATGATGTAGAAACCAAAAAATATTTCATAAAATTTGGTCAATTTCAACAAGATAATATTCCTTTTATGCTATCCAAAGATTCAGAAATAATTAAATTAACTCAATCAGTATGTAGTATTATGTCAGCAGATAGTTATGGTACTGGAATATTGCTAGAAGGAACACGTGAATATTCAACTGATTATTATTACTATGGAGGGAAAAAACAAGTATTTTTACTTACATGTTATCATATTATTGAAAATGAATCTAAAAATGTACTATATGCTAACTGTTATTATAGTCCTACAAAAAATATTAAATTACAGTTTAGAATTATTGGTTTTGATAAATTTGCGGATATATGTATTGCTATGTATGATGATACATTAGATTACAATATTGCTTTTTTTCCAGAAGAACAATGGAATATTAGAACAACTTTAAATTTACTTAATATTAATGCTGATCTAACTCAATATTTAGGACAAACAATTGCAGTTATAGGAAATCCAGGCATGATAGATAATTCTTCTTATTTGGAAGGAAAAATTATGGATCATACATATTATGGAACGTTTAATGAAACATTTATTTTAGGTCATCCTCCAACTATTTTAAGTGATTTACCCCTTACTAAAGGTTATTCGGGCTCACCGTTATTTTTACGTGATCCACAAGATAATTTATTAAAATGCGTTGGTGTTGCAAATGCTAAAATAAATGGTTCGGTATATTCATTAGGTGTAAGTAGTCATTTACTCAATCGTATTTATTCAAAC